TTGGCATACCTTGGCAATCTGCGTGTTTTTCATATCTCCATTGTACCACACAGCACGCAATTATGCACGTCTTACGTCGCGGTAGCACTTGAGCGTTGGAGCGTTCACACGGGGCGGCAACCCGTTTTGGTTGAGGGCGCACCTGTTGTACAGGAAGTAACAGGAAATGGCAGAGCGTAAACCCGGCACGTTTGCCAAGGGCGACCCCCGCATTAATCGCAAGGGGCGACCGCAGAACTTTGACGCGGCACGTGAACTCGGTTTGCAGATTGCGAACGAGGTTGTCACCAACGCCAACGGCGAACCGGCGCTGCTCAACGGGCGCAAGATAACCCGCATTGAACTAATCCTGCGCACATGGGCACAGTCGAAAGACCCACGCTTGCAACTGGCGTTCGTGGAACTGACGTTTGGCAAAGCGCCAACGGTGACGGAGATAACGGGCAAAGATGGCGGGACGCTAGACATTGTTATCAAGTATGCCGACACTGACAGTCACCCTACCTAAGCGGCACGTCGGACAGGAAACGGTAGCACGCGAGGCGCGCCGTTTCAATTGTTTGGCATGTGGCCGGCGCTTTGGAAAGACGACGTTCGGCATTGACCGCTGCGTTACGCCTGACGTGCTGCGCTATCCGGTGGGGTGGTTCAGCCCCACGTATAAGATGCTGCTAGAGGTATGGCGCGAAGCCCTGCGCCTGCTCAAGCCTATAGCCATGCGGGTGTCGGCGTCCGACCATCGTATCGAGAACGTGGCCGGCGGCGTGTTGGAGTTCTGGAGCCTCGACAACCCCGACAGCGCACGCGGGCGCAAGTACAGACGCATCGTGGTAGATGAGGCGGCAATGGTCCCCGACCTGATGGACGCATGGCAATACGTGCTGCGTCCTACGTTGGTTGACTATTCCGGCGATGCGTATTTCTTGAGCACACCCAAGGGGCGCGGCGGCTTCTGGCAGATGTTCCAGTGGGGGCAAGACCCCGCCGTTAGCGAGTGGGCGTCCTGGCAGATGCCTAGCAGCGTGAACCCACGGCTCAAGCAATCCGAACTGGACGCCATGCGGGAGACAATGCCGGAACGGGTGTATCAGCAGGAGATTAACGCGCTATTCCTAGAGGACGGCGGGAGCGTATTCAGGAATGTATCAGCGTGCCTCACAGCGCCGCTAGACGCCACACCGGAGGCGCACGCGGGGCACCACATTATCGCCGGCTGCGATTGGGCACGGGAATCTGACTACAGCGCTTTTAGCGTCGGCTGCGTGACGTGCCGGCAGGAGGTGGCGCGCGACAGGTTTAACCAGGTTGACTACCACGTGCAAACGCAACGCCTGCAAGCCCTTGCGGAACGCTGGAAGCCGGCTGCGATACTGAGCGAACAGAACTCTATCGGCTTGCCCGTGCTGGAGATGCTGCAACGCATGGGCTTGCCGGTCGTCGGCTTCACCACCACCGCGCAGAGCAAGCCGCCGCTTATCGAGAACATGGCGCTGGCGTTCGAGCGCGGCGAATGGCAATGGCAGGCTGACCCGGTGTGGACGGCTGAACTAGAGGCATACGAGCGCACGGTGAGCAGCACGACCGGACGCAGCAGCTACAGCGCGCCGAGTGGGGGACACGACGATTCGGTGATTTGCAGAGCGCTGATGTTGTGGCAGGCGGGGCGCTACACGCCGTTATTGTTCTAGGTGGAGACGTGACTATCATGGCACAATTGACGCCGAGAGAACGCGAGATAGTATCGCTGCTGATGCAGGGCAAGCAGGCGCGGGAAATCAAGGCGTGTATGTGCATTGAGCAGAGCACGCTACGGCAGCACCTACGCAACGCCCGCACTAAGGCGGGGGCGCGCACGACAATCGAACTTGTGGCAAAGGTAGCGCGGGAGGTGGGGGATTGATGAAAGAGTTGGGCACCAGGTATGAGGGCGATGAACTTATTACCATCATCGAATTAAACGAATACGAAATGAACGCCCTAACCGAACTGCTAGAAAAACGCGACTTAGACACGGAGGTATCAGCGATAAAGGCGTGGGCTAAGAGGTTCAGCGAGAAAGCCCAAAAGCTAGACTTGAACACCCGCGCGCTTAATGCCCTGCTGCGGCAAGTATGGCACGCAGAACGGGGTAACGTTGGTAGTTGGACATTTTCACTCTCTGAGGGTGGACCTCCTTTAGAGTTTGACGAATGGGCGCGGCGTATTGTCGAAACACACGACAGCAGAGGCAAGGCGATTAAGCGAACGTTTCCCATGCTGCTAGTTGGCGGCGCAAAAAGCAATGCTGAGATAATGGCGGCACTCGTTGAGTACGTAGCCAAGCACCCGTCAACACCTAACGACACCCAAGAGGTTGACGCCATCGGCAAGCCTTAACGTTAGGCGTTTTGTACTACGAATGTAGCCGAATCAGGCGCAAAACGTTGTACAAAACATGGGCGCGGCACAGTCTGAACGGGCGTAAGTATGGAGATGGTTAAAACACAATTTTATTACCCTATTGGCTTCGTGAAATCGTCATTTAATTTCATCAAGTCGCTAAACTTGCGCCAAGCGTAGGCTCCACAGCGTAAGCCCCGCAAAAGATTCCCCACATAGGGGAATAGAACACGCGTACTAAACCCGCTATGCTATCTGTAGCGGGTTTCTTTTTTGCGCACCTTTTACGGGGGCGGGCGCGTGGCGAATCGGCAGCTATTGTTAGGTGCTAACACAACCGAAATCAAGTCTATCGACTCGTTTCTGAATGAGTCGCTTTTAGGCGTCCCCATTGCCCCCACGTCGAACCCCCTGCACATCTACGCTACCGTTGCTTACCTGTATCGCTGTATCGACGTGCGCGCTAATGCGCTGCTGGCTATGCCGTGGAGCATCTACCGCGGCGACACCGAACTGGTGCGGCACGACGTTGACGAATGGCCGAAGGAACTGGCGGCGTTTGCGTCGCTTGAGGAATTGCTCTGGCAGACGGAAGCGGCGCTTTGCCTTGTGTCCGAGGCGTACTGGTACAAGCGGCGTTCTCGGCTTGGCGTGACTAACGTGCGATGGTTGGACCCGACAACCATGTCGCCCATTTGGGGCGTGGATAGCATCACGGCATTTAAGCGGCAGGTGGGCGTAGCAACGTCTAGCCTGTCGGTGGAGGATGTCGTCTATGTGCGCTTGGCCGGCATAAGCGAAACCATGCCGCGCCCCGCACCCGCACACGCGGCGCTATCAGCAGCCGGCGTGCTGTACAACGTCAACGAATTTGCAGCGGCGTTTTTCAAGCGCGGCGCCATCAAAGCGACGTTGCTGACGGTCGAAGGCAACCCACCCCCGGCAGAGCGCGAACGACTCAAAGCGTGGTGGCAGCGATTTTTCACCGGCATCAATAAGGCGTTTGCCGCGGAAGTGGTGTCAGCCGCCGTGACGCCCGTCGTGATTGGCGAGGGCTTGAGCGAACTCACCAACACCGAACTGACGGCGACTGAACGCGAGGAAATAGCCACGGCGCTAGGTGTGCCGCACTCGCTTGTCATGTCCAACGCCGCCAACTTTGCGACCGCAGAAGCGGACCGGCTGACGTTCTACGACATGACGATTGTCCCGCAAGCGAACCTGATTGCGCGGCAGTTGAACGCCCAACTATTCGCCCCGGTGGGGATGCGCTTTGAATGGCACCCAACCGAGATGCAGATATACCAGGCTGACGAGAACGAGCGCGCGACCGCGTTCGCCACCTACGTCAACGCGGGCATCAAGCAGTCCATCGCGGCGCAAATGTTGGGGCTGAACCTGCCCGAAGGCGTCGAACCGGAGGACTTGGACCCCGAACCGCAGCCGGTGCAGTTGCAGCAGGCGAACGCACTAGCAGGCGCGCAGGGCGCACAGGACGGGCAAGGCGCAACGCAGGGCACGCAGCAGGATACACCGCAGGGGGGCGCACAACCGGAGGCGCTACGGGCGAATGAGGCGCGTAAGTTCTTGCGGTGGGCTAAGGGTAAGCGTTCGCCAGATGTGGCGCTGTTTGCGTCAGACGTGCTAACCGACGCCGACAAGCGCGGGCTGCTGCTTGAGCACGCCGACATTAGCACGCTAGAGGGTTGGCAGGCGTACAAGGCGTTGATGTTGACGCACGACCCCGGCGACGATAACAGCGACGAAGAACGCATGTTGTTGGAGATTGAGGCGCGGGCACAACGCGACATTGCACGGGCGTTACGGGCACAGTTCCGCGACCTGCTCCCGCCCAACGCCGAGGACATGGACATAGTTGAACTGCAAGCTTACTTGGAGCA